ATAGGCCAGAACAGCCCGTGCATCCGCCTCGGCATCAAACCGCCTGCGAACGCCCTGCATTGCTAGTTGGAAATGGCGCGGCGTCTGATTCCAGAACGCATCGGGCATGAAACCCGCCTGCACCCACAGGCTGAAAAATTCGTCAGTCGTTACTTCGCTGTGCGGGGCTTCCGCTTCGGCGCGTTTCCCGCCTCTGCCTTGCCGCCGTAATCGGTGAATAGGCTAATCAAGGCTTCCCGCATTTCGTCGGGGTGGTGTCTAACAACCGCCAACCAGTGATCTTCGGTGAAGTCAGGATGATCCTGCGCACCGAGNCACTTTAGCAGCGTTACCGCCTGCAANGGCCGCAGTTCNGCAATCCCGCTGTTCAGCAGGTCGATGCCGTTCTGCTCTGCAAGTGATATGGCCTGAAAGTTGAAGCGGAGGGTGATTGTCTCACCCTCCACGACAAATTGCGCCTTTGCATCAATAGGCGCGACCATTAGGCGACTGCCGCCGCTTCAGTGCTGGCACCCGTGAAACGGACTGTCAGAGTGGCAGTCATGCGGTCATCGATCGGCACATTGCGTTCGTAACCCTTGACGATGCAATCGCCGGTAATTTCCCAACCAAATGCGCCATCGGGCAGGCTGATCTTGTAACCACGGGTGACGCCATCGGTCAGCGCGGTCTGGATCAGCGTATCGGTTGCCGAGCCGGGTTCCAGGTTCATTTCAAACGAACCTTCGCCGTCTTCGATCAGGCCGGTGACATATTCACGGCGGCGATTGGCCGACTTCATGTGTGTGGCTTCTACATCCTCAACCTGCGGGTTAGGCGGGCTTACGGAAAGGATTTCGCCCAATTCAGTGAGAACCGGGGTTGCTGCATCATCTTCAAGGTGGAATTCGGCACCATAACCGATTCTTGCGTTGGTCATTTCTCAATTCCTCATGGCAATAAAAAACCCCGCCGAAGCGAGGTCATCGTGAAAGCGGGCTGCTGCCCGGTGAAACTGGCTAACGGGCCAGCACCGCTTCAAACGAAGATCAATTGTGCCGAAATTCGGCTTCAATGATTTCCTGAAAGACTTCCGTTGTTTCGGTGTTCTGAACCCGCGAACGATATTCAGGGAATGCGCGCTGGAACGTCACCCCGCCCACCGTGGCTTCTGGCACAATTGCGGCAAAGACCGCCTCGCGCAGTGCTTGAGCCACCGTCACCGATGTTGCGTAACAGGCAATTTGAATGTTGCTGCGTTTGATGTTGTCAGAGAACCCGCCGAAATGTTGCGGGCGCTCGCCGTAAATCGTGGTCAGGACAACCGCAGGGAATGGCGAGCCTTGCTTGCGGGCGCTCCAGTAGATGTTTGCCCCGGCAATCCCGGAGATGGTTGCATCGTCCTTTAGGCGGGTGCGCAGTGCGCTTTCAAAACTCATCGCTTTGCCGCCTTTCGCGCTTCCGCCTTGGCGGTCTTGTCAATCTCGGCCCGCAGTGTGTCTGCGATCATATTGAAGGATTCGACTTTCTTGGATTCCCAGGCAGTGCGACCCGCTGGGTTGGCTGGCCTGTTTTCATCGCCAAATTCTTCGATCTCGGCATAAATATGCAACCGACCGTCTTTGTCCTCGCTGTCATCGATCCCGATGTAGCGTTCCACTATGTCAGCCCCGCCCCCGCGCTTGAACTTGCGGGTGCCTCGTGTCTGTGCGCGATTGCCGATCTTGATTGACCGCTTCAAATCGCCTTGGATAACGTCAACCCGGCGCTGCCATGTGTCACGGATAGGAACCGCCGCTTGATCCAGCGCACGGCGGGCAATGCCTTTCTTGCGGGCTTGGCTTATGTCCAGATTGCGAAGCGCGGCTTCTAGTTGCTTGCCGCCTTCAAACTTCAGTTTCATCAAACACCGGGCGCTTTACTTCCTCAACCAGCCCAGCGCGGATAAGCCCCCGCGCCTCGCGTTCCGGCAATTCGTATTGCCTGCGCAGGTTCTTTACGAAGCTATCGCCGTAGCCATTCTGATGTTTGCGGATTGTGCGAACTTTCATCATTCATCCCCTGCTACAACCAGCAATTCGACGCCCTCAAGCCTGCCGATCTGGTTGATGCTGATAATATCCCAAGTGCGCCCGTCCCATGATACAAGGTCGGTCGCCAAAATGCCGCTGGTAAGGCTGTCATAACGCAGCCAGAACGTCCCCGCCGCCTTTGCCTCGCGGCCCAGGTTCTCGAATATCTCGCGCCCGTTAGCGGGCTTCCATGATGCCCAGCGGGTTGCGTATGTTTCAAGCGCGCCGGGGATTTCCTCAATACCGTTATCTGTTGCCTCGCCTTGCCGCTGGATGGTTATGCGGCGGTCAAGTTTACCGGCTTTCATGGGAAATAAACCCTGTAAGAGGCGATTAGGGCATTAACCGCAAAAGGCATTTCCGCCTCACCCCCCATGACTTCCCGGTGCGCGAACCAATGCCCCGCTAGGAGCAGAATGGCATGCTTCAATGGGTTTGGAACGCTGGTATATCCCGCAACATAGCGCACTTTGACCACGTTCACCGCGTCAAGCGTCGATGGCCAACTAAACCCCGCATCGGGGACAACCCAGCCATGTAGAGAAGCGGTATCGACCGTGTAGTTTGCGCTATCTACAGTCTGTTCCACCCCGTCCGTATCGTAATACTTTACCGAAGTAACTGATTGCAGCGGCCCCAATTCCAAAAGGATTGCGCTGCTGGGGAATTTATCCAGCACCAACTCCCAAGTTTGCGTAACAATGCAGCGGCCAAGCGTTCCGGTGTAACCGTCAAGATGTTCGGTTGCCGCGTCCAGATAGATCTGCAATTCTGTATCGCTATCGGTGTCTTCGATCCTGCAATGGGCTTTCAATTCCGCCAGGGTGACAGGCGTGGATGCGGGCGCGGTGATAAGTTTCAGGCCCATCTAGCGCCTCCCTAAGCTAACCGCACGAGGGCGGGCTGTTGTCTGTTCATTGAAGCGCGAAGTTGAACCAGTAAATGCAGGGCGCGAAGCTGATGGCCTGCGCCGTTCCGCGCTCATGGCGATAAATGTGTCGTTTCCGCTTTCCGTCGCGGCGAATGTTCCTGAAACCTCAACAGAACCGCTGCCCGCAAGATTGTCGTTTGCAATCTCTTGCGCAGCCATCGAACCGGCAATTGCAACAGCGCCGCTGCCTGTTAGTTGATCGCTTCCGGCTTCCTGCGCCGCCAAGATTCCCGATATGCCCGCTTCGACCGAACCGCTGGCGCTGAAATTGTCTGCGCCCGCTTCAACCGCTGCAAGTGTTCCGGTTATTTCCGCCCATGCGACCATGCCAGCGCCGCTTGCGCTATCTGCTCCGCTCTCGGTTGCCGCCAGCGTTCCGATGATGCCGGAAAACCCGACCAAACCAGAGGCCGCGAAATTATCGTTGCCCGCTTCCAGACCGGCCAATGTGCCAGCAATCGCAACGGTCCCGCTTGCGGTAAAACCGTCTTGCCCTGTTTCAGCCGCTGCAAGCGAACCCGCAACCGCAACACTGCCGCTTGCCGTAAACCCGTCGCTGCCCGTTTCAGTCGCCGCAAGCGCCCCTGAGGCCGATGGGGAACCGGAACCCGTGAAGGTATCGCTGCCGCTCTCATTCGCCGCCAGTGCACCGGATATGGCGACTGTGCCGGACAATACGGCTGTATCTGCTCCCGTTTCCGTGGCAGACAGGGTGCCGGTGATTTCAGGCCATGCGACTGTGCCCGTTGCCGCTGCGCTATCTTGACCGCTTTCCGTTGCATTCAGCGCCCCGGTGACGCCGGGCCAGAACACCATTCCTGTTGCCGCTGCGCTGTCCTGCCCAGCCTCACTTGCCGCCAGTATGCCGCTAATGGCCACCGATCCAGCTAGTGACGCCGTATCGCTACCAGTTTCGCTTGCCGCCAGCGTTCCCGCGATAGGAACCCAAGCAACCGTGCCGCTTGCTGCAAGGCCGTCTGCGCCGCTTCCTGTGCTGCGAATGTGCCGGTTAGGGCGGGCCATGCAACCGTTCCCGATGCCGTAAAGCTATCCGTGCCTGTTTCTGTTGCCGACAGTGTGCCAGTGATTGCAGCGGCACCTTCTGGCGCTTCTAATTCAGCCCAGCTTATCGCCCCGGCCCGTCTGCCCGAAACTGCGCCGCCGTTTGAACTATCGGTAAAGCGAAGGCGTAAGTCGTTCCAATCCGTGACGCCCGAAACATTCGGAGTCCACGAATAGGCGGTCCAGGTGCTTGTTAATGTGCGGCCCGTATCGGCTGAGATAAGCGCCGCGCCCTGATATAGTTCAACCGTCCCGGTTACGGCGTTGCCTGCATTGTCCAGGACACC